GAACTATTATCTGAACCCGAAACCCTTAATCTCACTCTTAAATCAGTTGCAGAAGTGCCATAAATTGTTGAAACAACTATTTTGTAAGAATTATAGGTTGCACTAAAAACATCTGAAAATGATTGACTGGCTACTGCACTAAAACTAGTTGTATTCAGTAATACAAGACCTGACTTTTTAGTACCAAGGGCTGTGTTCATAGCTGTGTCAACAGCGTCCCCTAAATCACGGATAGCGTCTGCTCCATTTTTTACTAAATCAGTATCGGCAGGTGTTGGAAATGAATAATTGGTCGTATTCGGCATATCTCTAGTTTATCCTTTTCTTAAATAACGTCAAGCCATTGAGTTGTATTGTCAAGATTTTGCCACTGGGTTAAACTTGGATAATCTTCCCACTGAATATCCAGTGTACTATAGATTGAGTTAGATACAGACATAGTAAGTTCAAGGTTTCGTCTACCTAATGACCAAGTCCAGCCCTCAACAAAACCCTCAAAGAACCCAGAAGATATAAGCCCTACTGGGATATTGTCCACATAAAGCAAAGTGTCCATAGACACAGCTAGTAAATCATCTCTAACAGTATTGGTCATAGCATCATTAGCCAGGTTTACTGATACTTCTTCTAATGAGGTTCTAGGTGTTCCTCTAAAGTTAACAAAGTTTACAGCTTGTTCTTGGGCATCTAATTGTTGAGCTAATATGGTTCTTCTAATTTCTTGTAACAAACCATAATCATTTATTGACGTATCGTTTTGGGCTGCTTCTTCAAGTACTGGGTCGTCGTATTGAATGACAACGCTGTTAACAATGTCGGCTGTTTGTAGTCTTGTTTGTATATCGGCGTTAGCCAGGTTAGCGTCTAGTTCTATTAAATTATCTGAATAGTTAGTTATTCTTCGTTCTGCATCTGCATAACCTATTTCAAAATCTGTCGTATCATACAAGTACCCTAAGCCTGATTGTTGGGTTTCATCTGTAAGATTAAAGGCTTGGTCTATTTCAGCTGTTCTAGCTAGTACTTCGTAACGACCTGGGTCAATTGTGTCTATGCCTTGTATGCCGTAACTGTCCCAAGTCTCGGTGGTAAAATCGTCCCAAGTTTGTGTGTTACTTAAATCTTCCCAAGCAATAAACAAAGTCTCTTGCAAAATACGTTGAATACGTGCGCCGTCTAATTCCTCTGGATAACTCACAGCACCAGCAGTACGTTTAACAAGTAAACCAAGTGCGCCTATTGCTTGAATTTGTAAAGTGTTAGGTTTACCACCTGCGCCAGCAGCTTCTAATCTGTTGTAAACACCTGAAACTTCACCTGTAAACAATTTAACAAAAGAACCTGCTGAGTTTGTAACCTCAATGATTACAACGTCTAGTAGTTCAACTACTGGGCTTGCACCATCTTTATTTAATAGTTCTATGTTGCAATAACTTGGTTGGGTTGCTTCAAAGAAATCGTTACGACCATAGGTAATTGTGCCACCTGAAAGTATGTCGGCTGTTTGTACAACACCTGCAATAGTGACCCGATAAGTTGGTGTATAAACTGTCATAGGTTTATCTAAAGCCGAAGTTGAAAGGTTTTATACCTGTTGTTTTAGTTGCTGTGTTTGTAACTTTAGTTATTGCTCTAGCTGTGGCTTGTGGGTCTACAGCTGTTTTAATGTTGTTGTTAACAATTATTGTTGGCTTTTGTGTGTTAATTCCTACTAAGCCTTGTACTTTGCCTGATAGTGGGGCATCTGGGGCAAATTGTCCTGTCGCACTTGCAAATTGTCCTATTAGTGAATCATCAAATGCTTGTTTGAAATCTCTAAACCTTTGTACAGCTGCATCAAGTTTGGCAAACAAAGAATCTAAGCCCTCAACCATACGTGTAAGTAAGTTAATGAATCTTACAAAGCCTGAATCACTTGAAGTATTACTATCAAATGCTCCTGCTAATGAACCAAGTCCTGAACCAAGTTCACGCAGAGCAACACCAAGGTTATAACCTGCTTCTTCACCCTCGTTAGTTGCTTCTGCAAACATACCAAGAGACGGAACAACAGATTTCTTTTTACCTGTTAAGCCGTCAATAATTCCTTGTAATGCTGGTGCAAGTACATCTGTTGCAAATTTTGCAAAGCGTTCAAGTAAGGGTAAGAGTGCTTGACCTAAACTTTCTTTGGCTTCATCTATTGCAACCTTAAACCTTGCAAGACGACCAGCAAAAGTATTAGCTGCTGCATCAGCTTGTCCCTCAAAGGTTTCAGATAAAGCAATAACGGCTGCATCAAAATCTTTAGTCTTTACAATGTTTTCATCAAGAGGCACGCCAATACGTTTTAATGCGCCCAGGTTGCCGTCATAGGCTTTACCAAGGGCTTCGGTAACTGTTGCTAAATCTTTACCTGTACCTGCAGCAATATCTAATGCAAGTTGTTGTAGTTTTTGTGCTTTGGTAACGTCTTGTGTTGACCTAACAAGTCTGTCAAGGCTTGGGCGTAATTGGTCATCTGCTATACCTGTAGCGCGTGCTGTTTTGTCAATATAATCTTCTGTGGCTTTAACTTGAGCGTCTGTAGCCTTAGTTACGTTCTTAAGTGTTTGTGCTAAAGATATTTGGGCTTTTTCATCTTCAATGGCTGCTTTAACAGCATCTACACCAATTTTAATTGCAGCAGCACCAGCAGCAGCACCAAGAGCTGCAAAAGCCAAAGCACCAGTTTTAAGTGCGCTACCTAATTTACTGCTAAAACTTTTTGTTTCTTTATCGGCTTTATCTAGTCCATCTATGAATTGTTTAGTGTCAGCAAGTAACGCTAGTTTAAGTGTCCTAATGTCAGCCATTATAAACCTGCTTTCCAAGCGTCTCTAATTTTTTCATAACCTTTAAGCCATTCCTGAGCAATTGTAGGTTGAAATCTTGACATAGCACGATACAACCACCAACCCTCTTTACCACCCTTGCCAGAGCGTCTAGGGAACTGTTTGTATTGCTTTGACCCGAATTCATTACCCATTATCACATACCCAGCACTAAAAGCACTAGAGCCAACTTTACGATTACCACCAATACTAAAACTTGGTGCTTTATCAGACTTAGATATTTTAATCGAATCAGCAACGGCTTGTGCTTGTTTAACATTATAAGGCGCACTACTAGCTGCACCTTTAGCATAATTAGCACCTCTTTCAGCCAACGCGCTAGCAATCTTTTTCATATCATTCTTAGCAATATCATCCATCTTACTAAAAGCACGAAGTAAACCTCGGTAATCTTTATCAACTTTAACTAATTGAATTGCTTTAGCCATTAGCTTGCTCGTTCAATATGTCTATAGCCGTTGCCCATATTTCGGGTTCGGCATTGAGCCAATAGTCCGGTGTTATCCCAGTTGCTATTGCTAGTTCTACTGCTACTCGCCCGACGCTTCGGGCTTGGTAAAATTTGCTGTCTCAAAATCAGAAGCTGTAATATCGGTGACTTTGCTTTTCCAAGTTTCAAAGTTCTCGACTTTTTTTGTAACACGTTGTTGAATCTTGTGAGCCAAGAATAAAAGAAGTGTGTTACTTGGTGTGCTTTCTTCAATAAGTATTTTAACAATTGACTTGCCTGAATATAGTTCTTTTTCTGCAAGTGATAGTTCGATTGGTCTTGTCCATTCTTCAAACTTCTCACCTGTTTCTAATTCCCATAATAATTTAAGTTTAAGCATTTGTGTGCCCCTGTTCTGTTTGTTGTTGTTATGCTGTTAGGTCTTCGGTTGGTATACCTACAACTTGTAATGATACTGAACAAGTTTGTACGTCTCCACCTGAAGCTGTAACGCTTGGATATTGTGGCAATACTAAACCAGTTAAAGTTACACCGGTTCTTAATGTCATAATAAACGCAATTGTAGTATCTGGGGCTGACTCTGTGCCGTCCCATAATACTTTGTACAAGCTGTTTGGTGATGCGCCTGCGTCGTTCAAAAACTCAATGTCAAGTGTAACGTTTGAGTCAATGTATTTGTAGGCTTTGCCTGCGAGGGTGTCAAAAGTTAATCTTTCTGTATCAAAGTTGATAGCAGAAGAAGTAATCTGCTCTGAGTAGCTATTTCCGTTAACACTCAAAGTTAATTGACGACCACTTAAAATAGTTGTTGCCATTGTTGCCTTTCCTAGCCTGTGTAGGCTGTTTGTAGTTGGATTTCAGCAGATAGCAAATCTGTGCTATTTGTCTGCCTAATTCTCGGACTAGATACTGACAGTATAACCCAATTAGTCGGTATAAGTGCCAAGATTGTTTCTATATCATCTTCCAAGTTTGTTAATGCGCTTGGGTTTGAATACGTAGTGCTGACTATTTCAAGAGTTAGTCTTACGTACCAATTCTTTGAATTACCAATAGCAATTGGTTCAAGGTATGGGTCACCAGCTAAAATAAGAGCTGCTGGTGGAATTATAATATCTGGTACGTGGTCGTATGCAGAATATTTTGTGTTATCTGTTATTGCTGTTTTAAGACCTGAACGTAGCGTACTTAAAGGCATAATTAACCTACTTGACTATTAGAGTCAATGTATTTACTTATTAAACCTGTAATTTTGTACAAAAGGGTTCTACCCATTCTGTATGGGGCTGGGGTGTAATCCAGGGCTTGTTGTGTGCCACCTGCAGCTAGTCTTGATTGGAATACGTCTACAGCGATTTGTAGCACAGCTTCTTCTACAGCTGCTACGCCGTTGTATTGAACTAAAGTATTTTCCGAAGCAATACCATTAGGAATTGAATATCTATAATCAGTATGAACTGTTGCACCTGTTGTTGTAATTCTAAAAGTATATTCATCTACTATTGCAGATATTGTTTTATTGCCATTTATGTATGCTTCAACGCCTGTTATAGCTATTGTTGCGCCCTTAAAAAATTTGTGTGGTCGTGTTGTGTGAATTGTTGTTTCTGTGGCTGTTTCTGAATAGTGTTTATCTATTCCAACTTTCCATTGTATAAGAAAGTCACCTATTGCGTCTTCAGCTGTGTCAATAATTGCGTCTAATGCTGTGTCATCATAAAGAGTATTTGGAACGCCAAGTACAGCTCTTAACTGAGCTGCTGTTACTAATACTGGCATTTCGTTTCCTCTCGTTTAGGGTGA